AAATCTGTCTCGCCTTTGAAGGTTGCTCCGAAGACGGAGGCTCTTGCGAATGCTTCTTGTGCATGTGTTTCATTCTCCCAAAGATATCTATCTTTCAATGTGTCAAGACTAAACTTATCAAATGTTTTTTCTTTATCGTAGTCTATTTCAATTCCTAAGTAAGGCTTAGTTCCTATTTTATCTTCAATCATTTTCTTTGTCCTGTAAATGTATAGCTATTATAGCATAGTGTACTATCTTTAGCAAGTCCATTTTATTCTTACCACCCTTCTGTCCATATCGCATAGCATACTTCATAATGTTTCCCATGGCAAAACCTTCTCCGTGTCCTGCATCTATTATCATATCGGTTGCTTGATATTTCCCATTAGCATAATGTTGGTCATATGTGTTACCTATATATGCTTTTATTTCATTTAATATTTTATCTTCTTTAAATTTATAGTTCATCTTTTCTCCAGTTTTTAGGTAAAGTATTTTCACTATACCATATAAATTTATTCTTCTCAGCCCATTCTGCATGTGTTCTTTTAGTACCATCCTTTCTTTTCTTAGCCTGTGGCATAGGAGCATAAGGACTCAAGAATAAAAACACTAACTCTTGATTTGGCTTGAGTGCTTTACGCACCCACACATACTTATTATATTCTTGATAGTCCCAAAACCTACCCTTTGCTTCCAAAAGATATTCTTTGTTTCCTATCTTCTTTACAAAGTCAGGCTCATAATTATGCTCAACAATGTAAGGAACTTTATTCGTGTGGTGTTCCCACTCTTGTAAGATAGTACTGTGTAAGGTATGTTCCCACTTGGAATCATAACCCTTTGGTATATCTTTTTCTTTAGGTCTAACCTTTCGAGGTTTTCTAAAGCCGACCACTAGATAACATCCGAATACGTAATGTCATCTATGTGTTTAGTTCTTAAAACTTTTTTGATTCTTTGAGCAAACCACCTAGGTGTGTATGCAGAAACCATGAGTTTGTTGTTAGCGTAAAAGTGTTTTTCTTCAGGTAAATACTTTTCATAATTATCTACGCTTACTTTCTTTTGTTCTTCTTCAGTAAGCATACTCTTTAACCACTCTACTACAAATTGTTTAGATAGCTTACGTACTTGTTTAGTTTTTATTTCTCTCATAGTTTTATTTCCTCAACCTTTGGTTCTTTAACAATCTTTGTAAAGTATACAGGACCTTTAGCGTAATTAAAAGCTCTAAGTCCTTTACCTTCGTTAGAATCTTTATGGCATTCTACTTTATGAGGACACCACCCACAGTTCTTAGCTAACTTCATGTTACCTGAAAGACCCTCGGCTACAGGAGTATAACAAAACTCAGGTGGCGTGTCTTTAACTATAAGTTCTTTTACATTATCTATCTTAGAAACTATATTAGGTTTTTCCATATCATCAGGTATGTAAGTACACAGTTCTCCTGTTTCTTTATTCATAACTAAAAAGCCACCTTTACTTGTACCTTCTGCTTCTTCATACCCTGCAAGTTGTGATAGATATCCGAATGCATCATCTTCACTAAGAGTGCCTTCTTTAAATTTCTTAAAGGCATACCCTGATGCAGTCTTTACGTCAACAACTTCTCCGTCTATCTTACAGTCCATATGACCTTTGATTCCATTCACAGTAATTTCTTTCTGCATATCTGTAAGCTTATGTCCGGAAAGTTTAACAAAGAATAAAACTAAAACCTCAAGTAAATGTCCGTATAAGAATTTAATCTGTACGTTAGGCTGTAACTTTTCTGTTGTATCCGATTGAGTATGAGCATCATACCACAAACGTCTTTCAGGTTTGCCTATGTTAGACATCCTAAGTGTTTCCTTGGATGTTCTATCTTGAGGGGTAGCCCAATGTCTAAGAGCATCTGCCATTTCTTTACCGAACTCTTCATAAGTTTCTTCTGAAATGTTTAGCTCATTGCCTTCTGTCAGAGAATCTAACAGGGCATAGATATCAGGTACTAAATTATTTAGTTTTTTCTTTGGCATTTTCTGCTTCCTTGAATGCTTTAATTACATCCGATGAGAATAGTTTTTGTAGATTAACAAGAAACATTCTACTTGCTTTATGGTCTCCACCACATACAGTTTTAAATGTATCTAATTTATCTACGATTGTTTTGAGTACATCAGTTTTAAATACTAAAGTACAGAACTCGTTGTCTCCTACACATAAATTATGAAACCAGTAGTCAGCTTCAGTTGCTTTAATACCTGAAGGCTTACCCCATGATTCATATTCTATACATATGTTTCCTGTTTTCTGCCACATATCTTTCTCTGATTTTACTTCTATCTTTTTATCTGTAAGCATCTCTGCTATTTTTTCTTCTCTTATTGTACCATAAGCTAAGTCAATGTCAAATTTCTTTCTGTTTTCTTTAGTGGGTTTCATACCAACTGTCTCCTATTTTATATTCGCCTGTTAAAGGACAACGCATGTTGTAATGTTGTCCTGCCTTTTCTATTGCTTCTACACCTAGTCTACCTACAAAGTCTGCTTGGCTTTCAAGCACCTGTATCTGCCATTCATCATGAATGTTAGCTACAAACTTTGCATCTAAACCGTTAAGTTTTATATTATCTTCAAGTATAACCAATGCTTTCTTCATTGCTATTGCACCACCACCCTGTAATAAAGTGTTTAATGCTGCATGTTTATGTCGTAGTAGAATCTTACGACCGTCTAACCCCTTGAGGTAGCTCTTCTCCGAAGCTCTGTCAACTCGTTCCTTAAGAGTTCTAAGTGTTGGTAGACCAGTAAGAAAGCGTTCTCGCAGTCGCTTACCGTCTGCTCTATTTCCTTTAATGATGCTTCCAATTTTTTCATCTCCTGCCCCGTAAATGAGTGCATAGATGAAAGTTTTTGCCTCATCTCTTGATTTAAGTCCAGCAAACTGTTGGTTAGCTGTGTGAATGTCTCCGTTGATAATTTCATTTATGTAATCCTCGTCAGCCATATAGTGTGCTAACAATCTAAGTTCTAATCCACTTGCATCTATACCTACAAGCTTGTAACCTTTTGGTACAATCCAACAAGACCTACACTCTTTTCCGTAAGGACTGTAAACAGCAGGTACTTGTGCCATGTTAGGGCTTCTGTGTGCCATTCGACCTGTGATAGCACCAGTACAAATGACTGACCCATGCACTCTACCATCGTCTTCATGCACTGCATCTATCCAAGAATGTACTTGGGCTAATCGTTTCTGATACAGTAAGAAGTCTGCTATAAGTTGTGCTTCTTTTATATGAGTAATCTTTTTAAGAGTATTCTCATCGACAATAGCTTGACCTGTAGGTGTAAATTTATTAGGCTTCCAACCAAGTTCTTGTAGTCTTTGTCCTATTTGTTTCCTAGAACCTAGGTTAAATTCTTGAAGTGTCTTTCTCATGAAAGGTTTTTGTTCAAGCGTACCATCTATTATATCAGAGTACTCCTGTTCTGTCAATCCCTGTTTAGAAAGTTTACCATCTTTTTTTAGTTTAGGTTTTACTATTTTGTCATCAATCCATATTGGCTTGAATGTTTCGTGTACTTTATCTTCTGTTTCTTTTAGCTTACAACTTAACTCTGAAGCTAAAAACATTGCTTCTTCATCATTAAAAAGAAAACCATTTTGTTTTTGTTCTTCAAGAATATGTGTAACTTTATGTTCTAACTCTATACATTCTTTTGAAAAACCTAAAGATTCTTTTTTCAAATAATTAAATAATTTATAATTTATATCTACATCTCTTTCACAATAAGATAACATCTCTTCTGTAAAGGCAGACCACTCAGGAGAATCTTTCTTAGGTAATCCTAGTTTGTAACCCCACTTAGCTATGCTGTGTCCACCTTCTCTTGTAGGATTTAGTAGCCTAGATAATACAAGGGTGTCTATAACTTTATCTGAATGGTATAAGTCTACACCAGTAAGCTTTTTAATTACAGGTATATCATAACCTAATATGTTGTGTCCTATAAGCCTGTCTGCTTTTTGTAAAAACCTTATACCCTCATCAAGGGTGTCTTCGTAGAAGTGATAGAACTTACCGTGTTCATCTTGTGCTACGAGACACCATATAACTGAAGGGTTTAATCCGTCTGTTTCTATGTCAAATACTAATTGCATATTTGTCTCCTATTAAAATGGTATGATATCTTCTTCTTTAGAGTTAAGCATTTCTAAATCCTCATACTCTGATAGCCTACCTGTTTCTTTGTCATACACTAGAGAACAAGCCATGCCTACATCTCCTGTGTATCTTGATTTAAGTATACGAAGTTTAGTTGTTCGTGATTCTAAATCATCATCTGACTGTTGGTTTCTTTCTAAAGCTATTACAGAATCTGATAGTTGAGCAATACTGTTTGAGCCACGAAGATGAGATAAGCTTACACTGATACCATTCTCATGACCTTTGTTGCCCTCGATTCTACGTAAATGAGATACAAGAATAATACCTGCACCTGTTTCTTCGACCATGCTACGAAGTCTGTGCATGATACTGTCGATAGCTTTACGTTCGTCTCCATCCAACATAGAACTTACTAGCATATGTAAGTGGTCTACTACAACCCATTTACAATCACAGCCTACAATAAGATATCTAAGCTTTGCAAAGATAGCATCAATATCGTTAGCACCAAAGTGAGCATGGATAAATACTCTATCATTACTGAATACTTTATCGAACATGCTAGTAAGTTTAACATCTCCGTAATCATCACGAACACTGTCAATAAATAGTTTGTCACTGGCTTCGATAGAAAGTATACCGTCTACTGTACGCTTCCAATCTTCTTCAAGTGCAATGATACCTACGTTGTCATCTGTCTGATTGATAAGCCAATGCTCAAGCTCTCTTGTGATACTAGACTTACCGAGTCCAGTACCACCTGTAAGAGTTACAAGCTCACCTGCTCTAAGACCTAAGAGCTTCTTGTTAAGACCCTCCCAAGGATAAGGCACACTCTGTTTACGTTCTCTGTTTAAGAAGTCGTGTTGCTTCTCTGATACCCTGATGATACCACTTGGTGTGTAGACTTGTGCATCCCACCATGCTCTTGTAAAGTCTTGGTGCTTACCTTTGTTGAGCATATCGTTGGGGTCTTTGTAGCCATTAGGAAGCGTAACTATCTTTGCTTTTCCGGGTTTGATAATACTTGCTACTTTTTGTGAAGCTTCCATACCTGCTTTGTCTTTGTCAAAACATATGACAACATTGTCAAAACTTTCTACGTACTCAAGGCTTTCTTTGATGTCTTTTACAGCAGAAGCTGCACCACGTTTGATAGATACTACTGCCCACTTACTACCAAGTAATTCGTAGGTAGCCATAGCATCACATTCTCCCTCAACAATGGTAAGATATTTACCACCTTCTTTGAAGAGGTTCTGACCAAACAATCCTGAGTCTTGTATAGTACCGTCAAACGAAAAGCGTTTGTCTCGTACATATCTAATCTTTGTAGCACACTGCTCGTGATTAATGTAGAAGGGATAAAGGTGCTGTGCTAGTTGACCGTTTGCATCATACACAACCTTAACACCATACTTTTCTGCTGTCTCTTTAGATATATTTCTATCTGTAAGCTTTGCAAAGATACCACCATGTGCATTTACATTAGGCTTGGGTGTCGGTTGTTTGATATAGTTTGTCATTGGCGTTACGTTTCCCTCGTAGTTTGAATAAAATTTGTCACAACTAAAACATTTTGCAGACCCGTCAGCGTTGACGGACACTGCATCTTTGCTACCACATTCGTGACACGGAACATGATACTTAATAAATTTACTTTGTTCTTGCATAATTACCCTCGTTGTTAAATAAAAAAGCCACCCTGTTTTACGAGAGTGGCTTCGATTGGAGATATGAAAAGTTAATTAGTCTTCTTCGCTAGAAGTTTCCTCATCAACTGTTTCTTCTTCAGACTCTACCACTGCTTCAGGAGTATCCTTTAAGAGGGTTTCAAGATTACCCCTATGTGCAGAACTCGCAAAGTTTAAAGCTTCTAAAAGAACTTCCAACGTGCCTACCTTATTGATGGTAATACGAGCATTGTTTTGTAGTTCTTCGTTTTCTATTTTGTTCACATCATAAGATGTTACACCTTCATCATTCTTAATACTAATAATCATATTAAAATTCCTCCCCGTCTCCAAACGGGTTTAATTCAGCACCGTCCTGAGTTTTCAAAGCTACTAAGTCAATGACTTGCATAGCTTGAAAGTCCAAGCCTTTGAACTGACCATACTTATTGTCGGTTTCCCACTCGTTGTATTGAACTTTGACATGAGAACCATTGCCCACTACGTCATCCATAGCGTTCTTCTCTTTATCAAAAAGCTTAGGTGCATTTCTTACCATACCATTTGGCCCGTTTACTTTTCTCTTTATTGTCAAGGCTCTACCCACAGGTGTTTGCCCACCATTCTCATCCTTAATGGATAAGTCTTTTATCTTGAAGCCACGAGCCTCAAAACTATTTGCAACCTCATTGTCTACAACTAAGTCAACTGTATACACAGGCTCAAATGTAGTGTTTGGGGTTGTTACTGAAGCCCAGTAGGCTTTTCCTTCTAATACTGCCATATAATTTCTCCTTTGTTGGCGTTTAATTGGGGCTATTATACCCTACTTCTTGTTGAATGTCAAGCATTATATCATCCATTGTATAACTACTTTCGTCACAAAGTTTAACATAAAAGTCCTTGTCTTTCCAACGAACTTCGTATGCTATTTTGTTTTCGTATAGTTCTTTAAGGTGTTTGCTTAACCACTCCTCAAAATATCTAAATTGGTTTCTGTTTAGTCTTGTAAAACCTTCTTCCATTATTCCTCCTCGGGTAATATCTTTCCTGTCAATACACCTACACCACCTGTAGCTGATTGTTCTTGTGTATTAATAGAAGTTCTTAAAGCTTTATGAGTCATCTTCAATAGTTCAATATCTCTTTCAAGCTTCATAGAAGTCTCTTCTAAAGAGGTTATCTTTCTATTAATAGTATCAATATCATTACTGTTGTTTAGTATATCATCATTGAGTACAACAACACTAGCATACATTGTTATACCTACTACTATTACTAGTACTAATTTAATTAAAAACAAATTTATTTTATTTACCATTCTGTTACATCCTTTTTTCTTTTATCATTATATTTTACAACACGCCTACCACTTGCATATCCTGTGATTTCACGTTCCCATTTAGAATCTTTAAAAGTTACTTCAATAAAACTAATATCTTTATCAAGTTGTTCTTCTTTTAGTTTTTCTTTTTGTTCTTCTACTACATCTTTATACTGTGTCATAGTGCTATAAACTCCATATATGGTTCTGCTTTGTATGTGTCAGGTAGCCATTGTACCATATCTTCTACCTCTTGTAAAGTTAAAGTTGTAGCTATGCTTTCTCCCTCATCATCATGTGCTAATATTAAACCTTTACCTGCATAATTTGCACCAAGCTCTACCATTCTAAAATATTTTTGATTGTCTTTGAATAGACCTTCATCATCAAGATATAAATCATTGTTTTCTTTTGCCATGGCTACATCAAAAGTTCTACAGTCTATAAGACTATAGATTTCTTTATAGTTTCCTGAGTATTCTACCTCAGTAATTGTTTCTTCGTGTGGATTTATTAGTATTCCTTTCATAGTTTCTCCTTAGTTGTGTTGGTTATAATAAATACTTTCAGCTATGAAGCCTAGTATTTCTTCTCTATCATCATCTGCATGTAGTTCATACAGATAACAAATCTCATCTATCTCGTCTGTTAATAATAGTTTAGCATCATCTTCTAAGACCTGCTCATATATT